ATGCCTGGCCAGGTGGTTATCCTTGCTATTTTATAACCAGCGATGGCGCGGCATTGTCATTCGATGCAGCCCGTAAAGAGCGGCGCAATATTCTAGAAAGCATTGCCGCAAGATCCAATGATGGCTGGCGCGTTGTCGCTGTGGACATCAATTGGGAGGACACCGAATTGCAATGCGACCACACCGGACAGTTAATCCAATCCGCATATGGCGAAGATTAACCTATTCTTAACCTGGGGAGAGTAACATCTCCCCATTCACTCAAAGGGGACGAACAATGTTAGTTATCAAGATCTTATCAGAAATCTTCGCGCTTGGAACATTCGTCGCAGCCATCGGCTTTGCTTGTATCGCCTTGGGAGGTTAACATGGATCTGACAGAAGCATTCTTACAAGGCTATAACGCCCAGGACGCCCAGATTGACAATCCGCACCTATGGTCTAGCCCGAATTGGCTGGCCTATGTTGCTGGCGCTCAATTTGCAAAATATGGCACTAGCACCCCGATTAAATGCAAGGCTAGTCGAGGGGACAAGCTTAGAGTGTTCAGCCATCATAACGAATGGCTGGCAATCCCAGATAAAACTATGACATCATGGGACTTTCAAAGGAAATAAGGGGAATAATATGACAAAAACAATCGCAGATTATTTATTCGCGCTCTACCCTAATCATGGCAAAAGACCCGAAACACCAGACATCCCACGCACCGAATCTTGCGTGGAAGTCAATCCAGACCTATGGCGTTACTATTGCCTACTAAAAGATAGGCCATTGTTTCCGGCGCCTTCATGGTGGACAGAAGCGGATGTGGTTCAATCTTTAGATCAATTCGAGTCGGAGGCTCTCAGAGGCCTTCAGGATCGTTTTGACGAGCTCCTGAGTGGCAAGGTAGCCGACAGCCTGTTATAACGCTTCAGTGGCCTTCTAAACCCGTTTAAATGTCGGTCCAATGGGGAGCTTTCGGGCTCCCTTTTGTTTTACCATATAAACGAAAGGGATCAGCGCAGGGCAAAGTAATGGATTTAGAGTTTCCCCTGTTCAGCCATTCGAGATGTTCAGCAACAGCATGTTCGTTAATGGACCTGAGATATTCAAGCCAGTTGGTCAGGATCGTTTGCCCAAGATTATAATCCGCGCCGCTCGCCTTGGCATGTTCCGGCTTGGTCCAGACCACGACCGTTTCTTCCGGCTGGCCCTTGATATATTTGATTGCCATTTGATGATAGTCAGACATTGCGCCCTATGCTCCTCAGATAGACCCGTGCCCGTTCGTCCCGTTCCTCTTGCGTGATCTCGCGCTTTGGCCCTTCGTCTTCCCAGCGTCTCTGGTTTAACCAAGTGCTAGGATGCGGGACAAAGTCGGCATCGTCCGGCCATTTAACCCGTTTCAAGATCCGAATAATATCAGAACCAGACGTGTGCAAGATCGCTTTTGCCCAGGCCTTTTCCGCAGCACCCTTGGCAGTCTTTCGCGGATAGGCATCCCAGAAGTCTTTGAAAAGACTAAGGTCGGTTTTTCGTTGATGAAAATTGATAGAGGGGGGAGAGATAGGGGATGAAGGAAGGGGGGTTATTATATCTATATTAGAAGCACTAGGGGGGAAACCATTAAGGGGAAGAGAGGGGGGGGAAAGGTCCGCGGACTGTCCTGTGACTGTCTCTGGAATGTCACGTGACATGCGCTGTTTACGCTTCCGCTCCCGATCAGAAGTCCGTCTGGCTTCCAATGCAGCAGTGTTTTCTTCGACGCTTTCGACCACCGCAGCGATGATCTCTTTGGAAGCGCCAAGGTCCATCAGTTTTAAGATAAGTTTTCCAATGCTCATTCGTACAATCCTAATTATAGGTTGCACGATGATGCAGAGCATATTATATATGCCCTATATCAACGCGCACCTGGTCTGCGACGTTGTTCATGGGCTCCAGTTTGCTTCCCCTTTCTGGAGCCCATTTTTATAAACTTCTATTCCAAAACTCGTTCACCAGTTTTTCTACTTGACCAGCTTGTTTCATTTGATTGACACCGTGCATGACTGTTGAGTGATCCATACCGCCGGACAACTGTCCGATTTTAGGATAAGAAAGATGCGGACAAAGATAATCCGCGAGCGCCCAGACTTCCCAGCGTGATCTGACATAACGCTTGTTGCGATGTTTGGACCACAAGAGATAACGGGTTTTATAACCAAATTTCATGCAGACAAAATTCACAATATCATCCCAAGATGGTCTAACCTTTTCAATTTGCACATCAGTTAAAAAGATCCCGTATTGTTTCATACAACAAATACTGTGGATAGTGTGGACAAGTTTTAGATCTTCTATTCTTTCCAATGGTTTAGGTTGTTGATAAGTTTTCGACACCAGTGTCAGTTTCGGTCTCTCCACTTTGCCCAGCCTGATCGCTCTCGCCATGTGTTCTTGATGTAATTGTTTGAGATAAGCCGACATCTGTTTCCCCCTCTAAAAACGCAATACCGGCGGCAAGGATAACTCTAATCGCCTCGGCTTCACTAGATATTTCTTGTGAATGTCTGAACTTTTTTATCTTGATATAAATGTGATCTGGAATGACGAGTAATTTTTTTTGCATGGTTGCTCCTGTTTGCATAATATTCAATATAGCAAAAGTATATTGACAATGCAAATGGCATATTATATATATGATGCGTTAACTCAACAAAGGGGACGTACAATGAGTGACGGATTTTCAGACGCAGAACGTAAAGCAGCATGGTGGGCCACAGACAGCCGCAGAGCGGTGAATGGTGGCTTGATTGATGTCATACGCGAGAAGCGCGGAGAGAAAGCCATAGACGATCTGAGCGAAGTAGAAGCTGTGCAGATGGGTCTGGCGATGCAGCCGACACTCGGCAAGCTCTTTTCTCAACAGAGCGGCATTGGTGTGCGTGATCTCGATTGGGTCGGCACACATGCCACCCATACTTGGCTCAAGGCTCACGGTGACTTTGAAACAAATGATGGTGGTTTGCTGGAAGTAAAAAACTTCAATGCAGCCAGCTTCCCTAAATATCCAGATCCAGATGCAGACCCTATGGATCTGCCTGAGCCCGACATTGTGCAGTGTGTCCACGAAGCAGTCGTGTTCAACAAGCCACACGTCTGGTTTGCTGTTCTGTTCGGTGGTCAGCGGTTTCGCTATTGGAAGATCATTGTCACTGACGAGATGAAAGAAGATCACATCAAACGCGCTGCCGCTTGGTGGGCCATGGCGCAGACTGGCGAGTTGCCGGACGCTGAGACAATCGAACAAGCCAGATACAAGTACAGGAAAGAGAATGGCGGTTCGATCATTGCCAGCAATTATATCGAGAGCGTCATTCTTGGTCTGCAATCAATCAAAGAGCGCATAAAAGAGCTGGAAGAGTGGGAAGAAAAGAACACGGTCATTTTGCAGAATTACATGGCCGACAAGGCTGAGATCCGCAACATTGCCGGAGAGGTTATGGTGAGTTGGAAGCAAGCCAAGGCAAGCAAACGCTTCTCAGCAGATTTATTCAAGAAGTCACAACCCGCACTCTATGAATCATTCGTAGTTGAACAGCCTGGATCACGGAGGTTTTTAGTAAAATGAGCAATGCACTTATCTCATTCGACGATCAGGAAAGGATGGCACATGCCATTGTCAAATCCGGCTTCTTTGGTCTTAAAGAAGTTAACCAAGTACTCGCGCTTATGTCTATCGCGCAAGCTGAAGGCAAGCATCCTGCCACGGTGGCTCAAGAGTACGACATTATTCAAGGTCGTCCGGCTCTCAAGTCGCAAGCCTTACTTGCGCGGTTTCAGCTATCGGGTGGCAGAGTGGAATATCTCTCTTACACGGACGAAAAGGTAGAAATGCTTTTCAGTCATCCGGCTGGCGGTGATCTGAAGGTTGAATGGACCATGAAACAAGCCCGTGACATCGGGCTGGCATCGAAAGACAATTGGAAGAAATATCCACGTCAGATGTTAGCGGCGCGTGTCGTGTCTGAAGGCATCCGGCGCGTCTATCCGGCTTGCATCCTTGGGCATTATGCCGTCGAAGAAGTCATGGATTTTGATGACAAGAAGCAATTGAGAAAGCCTGAGCCAATCATTGATATTGACCATCAGCAGGTTCCAGAGGGCACTATCCCTCTATACGTGCCTGACATGAATGGTGGCGAACCAAATGTCTATAAAATGGCCGTGGACACTGAAGAGTGGATGATAGCTTTTGAGGCTCTGAAAAGCACAGTCAACAATTCCAAGAAGCTGAGCGACGAAGAAAAGCGCGTAAAGATCTTGGCTCTCAAAGCCGTCAACATGATAATTCTCAATCAGATGGAAGGTGAAAGCAATGAAGCAAACGGACAGGATTGAAGGCACTGGCGTATTGTACACCAACAAGGACAAGAAACATCCCAAGTCACCAGATTACACTGGTGAGTTGAAGATGGATCAGGACTATCGCAAGGGCGATGTCATCAAGATCAGTGCTTGGCCGTTCACAACATCTGTCGGACCGCTTATCAATTTGAAGATCAATAATTACAAGCCTGATAAGAACCAGCAGCAATATCCAAAGTTAGTCAATGTTGATGACGGGGATGTGCCGTTTTGAGCAAGTCACAGCGAGACAAGGGACATAATTGGGAACGTGATGTGGTGCACATTCTTAAGGATCGCGGTTATGATGCGTCTCGCAATCTGACCCAGACAAGAGACAGTGGCGGTGACATCATCATTGGCAAATGGCTGTTCGAGTGTAAGCGTTACGCGAAAATAGCTGTTTACACTTGGCTGGATCAGGCAATCAAAGCTGCGGGGGAAAAACTGACTCCCGTAGTCATAGCTAAAGCAGATCGTAAAGAGCCTATAGTAATCATGCGTTTGAATGACTTTCTAGACATAATAGGGGAAGGCAATGATACGCTGGCTAAAAAAGATGTGGTGGCGGATGAAGTGTCCAAGACCACCGGAGGAAATACGGGCACTTAGAGCGCAGAAGAAAGTCGCTCAGATGGCACACAGGGAAACTAAAAGGATTGACGCAAAGATACGCGCAATCACTCACATGCAATTACGCAATTCATTGCGAAAAGGGGACAAGAAATGACTATCGAAAAGATTATCTTTGATCGTTCAAAGACACATGGTGACTTCAAGAAAGTGGCACTAATGAGCCAGCAATTGAAGTCTGTCCTGGCGCAGGGTGATAACTGGACAAAGTTGACGGACCAGCAAAGAGAGGCAATCGAGATGATTTGCCCTAAATTGTCGCGCATCATGTTTGGCAATAATAATTCGTCAGAACATTGGAACGATATTTCTGGTTATGCTCTTCTGGCGGCAGATGATTATAAGTTTAACGTGAATGATATTTCTGTTGAAGATGAAATAGCTGAGTTTGCTAAGAAGTATGCACCGGAAAGACCTGCAAATGGCTAATAATTTTGATCGCGTTAAAAAAGAGACAGATGTGATAATGGAAAGTCTTAAAAAAGAGATGGATCGTGATCCATGGACCACGGTTCCGGTTGACAAGCGGCATATCAAGCAATTGTTTTATCGCATCAAGCAGCTTGAGGGCGGTTTCAAGGACATTTACGATCTTGAGGCAACCAACCATGACTCATATCATTTCTTGTCGCGTGTGATTGCCAAGGCATCATATGCTGGCGCAATAGACAATGAAGGCAAATATTCTTTTGTTCCAGATCGGTATCTAACTCCGGAGTGGAGAGATGATTGACATTAAAAAACAATACCGCACCAAGAGCGGCAAAGAAGTGAAAATTTACGCAATCAATGAAGATGGCCCTTTTCCAGTTCACGGTGCGATTAAAGGAACGCATTGGTGGGAGATGGAAACATGGACGCAAGAAGGCCGCGTAGATCATTACATGGAACGCGAAGATGATCTTGTTGAGGTTTCAAAACGCATCCAACAAAGCGTGTACCTCAACATTTACGATGATTCATACAATAATTATGTATCGGTTCGATATTCTAAAGAAAACGCACTAGACAAAGCAGAGGATGGGCTTTTCGCGTGTGTGAAGGTCGATATAGACGTTGAAGAGGGAGAAGGGTTGTGACTGCTTACTACAATGAAATTGAACCATATGCAGCCCAATGGCTGCGCAACCTCATTAAAGCAGGACACATACCTCATGGCGAAGTCGATACCAGATCAATTGTCGATGTTTCCCTTGATGACCTCAGAGGATACACCCAGTGCCACTTCTTCGCTGGGATCGGGGGGTGGGGCCTTGCCCTCCGGCTTGCAGGATGGCCAGATAACAGGCCGATCTGGACAGGATCGTGCCCGTGCCAGCCGTTCAGTGTCGCAGGCAAAAGGGCAGGTGTTGACGATCCAAGGCACTTGTGGCCCCACTTCCATCGCCTCATCCGTGCCGTCCGGCCCCCTGTCGTCATGGGAGAGCAGGTTGCGGGAGCTGCTGGGTATGGTTGGCTCGACGGAGTCAGAGCTGATCTGGCGCGAGAAAATTACGCCAGCCGGGGAGTCGATATCCCGGCTTGCGCGGTGGACGCCCCCCACATCAGACAGCGGCTCTATTGGGTCGCCAGTGACATGGGCAACGCCAACAACACAAGACCACAAGGACACGGGGAACCTGTCCATGAGCATGACCCGAAAGGACGGCAAGAGCAGATTGGACGCCCTCCCAAGACAGGCGTGGACGACATGGCCAACAGTGGATGCAAACAGCGGTCGGAGAGGTGCAAAAGCAAATCCCTTACGAAAAACAGGACCGACAGGGGTGAAGAAAACATTTACGATCAACGATGCAGCGATGGCGACATGGAAGACGCCAATGGCATTGGATGGGAACATGGCGAATACGCCCAGAACGGACGGAAGGCAGGAACAGTTAACCAATCAAGTGGCGGCGACTGTTCTTTCTGGTCCGACCACATCTGGCTCACAGGAGCAGACGGCAAATCGAGGCGCTCTAAACCCAGCATTCCCCTCTTGGCTAATGGGATACCCAACAGAGTGGGACGACTGCGCGCCTACGGCAACGCCATCGTCCCGCAAGTCGCGGCAGAAGTGATCAAGGCTTACATATATGCTGAAGAGGGCGAGGGCCTTACTTAACGATCATGCAAAATCGTTAAATAGCAGCATGTGTTAATTAAAGGATATGAAGATGACTGAAAACAATGAAATGCCCGACCTGTCGCTCAAAACTCTTTATCGACGTTTACAACGAGCCAATGATCGCATTAGAGAGCTAGAAGCGGCGCTACGCAGAATATCTCATGCACCACATGGAAAAGTCTTCAACGCGCATGGTCATGAAGAGGCATATCTAATTGCTTGTAAGGCATTGGAGAAGAAAGATGATTAGAACCTTAATATCATCAATAACAGCTATGGCTGTTATGGCTATTAGCGTTCATGCTTATGAAGATGAAACGCCAGGTCAATTCTTTGCCAAATATGGTGCACACTCCGTATCAGCTCCGACGAGCAAGCAGGAAGTGGCGCGATCCATCGCCTCCCAAGTCAACGACCGGCTTGGTTCGCAATGGGTCGAGCCGGCATTGAAAATCGCCAAGATCGAATCCGGCTATACTTGCCATGTTAAAGGGCCAAAAACACGCCACGGACGCGCTGTAGGGCCTTTACAGGTGCTTGTGGGCAGTGCTGAAAGTCTTGGCGTCAGCGCCTACGAGCTGGACACATCTTGCGTTATGCAGATTGAAGCTGGCATCAGGCATATGGAAAGGTGCGTTAAGCTGGGTGCTAAAACACCGGCTCAAATGGCCTCTTGCCATGTATCAGGAAGTCCGTTTAATAAACTCCTGATTCGCAAAGCTGAGCGTTACCGCCAAAAGTACATCAAGATGGCTGTTAACGCGAAGATCCCGCCATGGGTGGGGACGTTGTACTACTAATGGCGCGGAATGGAGCAGTCCGGTAGCTCGCTTGGCTCATACCCAAGAGGTCGCAGGTTCAAATCCTGCTTCCGCAACCATAGGTGTTACATGAAATGGCAAGACATATTAGGTATTTTAGATAGTATCATGTTGTTAACTCTAACAGTCTTAGAATTAAGACGCTTCTAGGGGACCAAAATGGCAAAGAAACCAGCAAAACCAGTAAAAAAACCAGCAAAAGCACCTGAGAAGATCAAGGTTTTTATCGCTACGCCTATGTATGGCGGCATGTGTGCCGGTGTCTATACGCAATCTATCATCATGATGCAGGCAGCTTTCCAGACTGCCGGTATTGAGGCTTGCATCTCTTTCATGTTCAACGAAAGTCTAATCACTAGAGCCAGAAATGCTCTGGTTCATTCGTTCATGAAAACAGACTGCACTCATCTTCTGTTCGTGGACGCAGACATCAAGTGGAACGGATACGATGTTCTTCGGATGTTTGACGCCGATAAAGACATTATCTGCGGTGTTTATCCTAAAAAAGAAATCAACTGGTACACGGTCAATAATGCCGTCAAGAAAGACGTGCCTATTGAGAACCTCAAGAACCATACAGGCTCTTGGGTCGTGAATCTGGTTGACTACAAGCCCGATATTACCGTCCCCAACCACAAGCCTCTGGAAGTCTGGGCAGGTGGTACAGGCATGATGCTCATCAAGCGCAAAGTGTTTGACAAGCTGAAGAAGAAAGTGCCGTCTTACAACAATGACGTTCTGGATCAGGCTGGATCTATCGGGATGCAGGAACGCATCTCAGAATACTTTACCACCAGCATTGAACCTGGCACTGAACGCCTATTGTCAGAAGATTACCACTTCTGCCGCACATGGCGCTTGAATGGTGGCAAGATCTACATTGCACCTTGGATGGATCTAGGACACATGGGTAGTTATCTCTTTGAAGGTACGTTCCTCAAAGTAGATTAAATGCAATAGGCTTCGCGCCTAGCGTTGTTGATCTTGATTTCACCAATGGTCTGGTCTGTATCTTTCTTTGACCAAGAAATATCTTTCCAGACCCCACAAGCTGATTTGTTAGTCTCTGGAGTGCCCGTCAGACTCGCGCAATTTGTCAGGGGAAGTGTCAATAGCATCACCAGCACGTATCGCATTTTGTGTCCTCTTTAGTGCATCAGCAATTGCAGCAGCTTCAATTTCAGCCACCGCATCTGCACGTATTTTAGCATAAACGCCACCCAAGACTATCAGCACCAAAGCACCTATAGCCAAATAACGCCCGATAGGGCTAAAGAGCAGACTAAACACCATGCTCCTCCATGTGTTTTTTGCGCCAATACCAAACGGCTCCGCCGATTACAACAATTGACACCATAATAAGGAAGTTAGTGTCTTTAAGCATAGACACAATTGTTGCAAACAAATCATTAGCTTCTTGGACTTGTTCAATGGTTTCTTTAGCCGCGCCAACCGAACCTAAAGCACCAATAGCAATTGCGCCATTAGCCTGTTTAGAGTCAGTTATTGTCTTTACTGGAATCGGATCTGGTTCAACGCGATGATCTGGTTCATCGTGAGGATGATATTGATGAGATTTCCACCAAGTAACTTCTGCTTGCCTACGGCGAACCAAACCAGGCAATTCTTTGCCACCGGCTTTAGTCCATTTCATTAACTCTGTAGGCACAGCCTCGAAGTCACCCGCGTTGACCTTTTTGAGCAGTGTTGAAGTCTTTAGATTGCCAACACCTGCATTATAGGCAAAGTCAACCAAAACGTCGAATTGGTTCTGCGTCAGTTCCACTTTTACTAAACTGGCTACTGGTTTTTCATACTTGACCAAATCACGCTTGAGGATGGCTTCAGCTTCCTCTTGGGTGATTATCAAGCCTTCTGTGACTGTAGGCTCACCAGCGGCAGACGTATGGCCATAGCCGATAGTCCAAATGCCTACTGGGTCTTTATAAGCCTTTAACTTACAACCTTCGAATTTCTTGAGCAGGTTATCCAACCCGCCTTGCGACATTTGCATAGCAAAACCTCTTAAATAGTTTTACCTGCAACCCCAACGTCTGCGAGCTGCTTTTCCTCGCTCACCCTTCCAAGACCGTGATCTGGCACAGAAACTTTTATGTCTAGGACTATTCTTGTCTTTGGTAGGGGCTTTGAGATTACTTCCGGTAGCGCGATTATATTTAGCCCGTCCCTTAGCAGTAAGACCACTACCGGCCTTGACAGAGAGCTTTTCGCCCCTGCCAACGGACAGTGATGGTTTATCCTTTTTAGACACCGTTATAGACCTTCACCAGGAGTGAAATAAGCCTCAGAAGCAGCTTCACCTATAAACGCTATATAGATAGTCTGGGTAGAGCTGCATTGCGGTATAGTATAAACCTTAGTGCTGCCGGGAACCGATACCAAGCAATAAGAAGGCGTACCTGCAACAGGCAAAGAAACTGTGACGTTAGAAGCCGTGCTAACTTGAAAATAGACAGGATAACCAGTGGCGCCGGTAGGCTGATGGTTAGCTACTAGAATCTGGTTTACAGGACTGTCAGCCGTGACAGTGATAGTCTGGGTAGAGGTAGTGACGTTAGCCTTGTACGTCTTACCCATAGCTTGAAAAGCAATAGTATTGCCCATTAGTACACCTTTTTGTCAGGCTTCGTCGTGGGACTGTTCTTGTAGTCCTTAGTGCCGTCAAAAACCCACATAGATTGAAACTGGTGCATTCTGCCGGGGGTGAAACGTCCACCGCCTTCACCAAGAGTGTTTCTTACGGTCTGGGGCTTAGTCGCCTTGGCAGGCCATGCCGGTTCATTGAGGTTCTGATTGCTGTTTTCTTTCTTCACGACGCTTCTCCTTTATTACGGCAGGAACGTAAACCAGAAAGGCGAACCCTGCGACGACATAGAGCCGTTCTGTTGTGGGAGAGTACATTGCCCAGCACGTTAAGCCGAATGTCATCCACAGGGCGAACAGCGTTAGAATCCGATCCGTCAGCACGGTTAAGCCCATGCGAACGATAGCTAAAACAGTAGCATCCACGTCCCCTACCTCCTTGGCAGCAAAGATTAGGCATCTTCACTCTCAAAGAAGCCCGTCCCATACGAATCATCTTGTATCTTTTGCTTGATCTTTTCAAGGTTTATTGCGCGATCAATGATTTTGAGCTTCAAATCAGGTTCCATGGACGCATCAGACATGGCCTGCTTGAGCATTTCGCTGATAGCCTTTTCTAGATCAGGGTTTAATCCATTGTTTTTCTTGCTCATTTCCGTCCTACCTTGAGCTTGACCATTCGGATTTTTCTGGTGGGTTAGAAGGTTAATCCTTCATTAAATATGAGCCAGCCGCCACAACACCTGATGGCACACCGGCATATTTAAGGATTTTAATGCCAACATCATTAGCCAGTTTGGCTCTTTCAACCTTACTAGCAGCAGCACCAACCTTGGCAATGTCTTGACCAAGTTCATCTAGTTGAGCCGGTTGGAACATGCCAGTATCTTCTAGCTTCTTACGTAAGCCACCGGCCTTAGTCCATTCATCTTGCAGCTTAGCAGGTGATGAATCAGTCATTTTGATACGCAAATCATCAAGCGTATCTTTGACTTTGGAGACATTAGCCTTGGTCTTTTCAGCCGTTTTACCAGCAGTTTCGATGTCCTTGCCATATTGCTTGACGAGCCTCTCAGCCACAGCAATATCGCCCTCGCGCCTAGCAAGCGATAGACCGTATTTGGCCAGCTTTTCCGGCAGTCCAGGAACTTCAAAGATAAAAGCGTTTTCGGCTTTGTTGAGCCAATCATTAACCGCCTTGGCATCCTTACCTGCAAGCTGATTGACAGCGTGTTGCTCTGCCAATGCAGACACTTCTGTTTCACCAAGAATGTCTTTGGCGTATTTTACGTTTTCACGGCTTCCAAACACCAGTTTAGGAAGTTTTCCTTCTGGAACCTTGTAAGCACCTGGCTCTCTTGCATAGGGAATTTCTTCTCTAGCACTCAGAGCCTCGCCAAGATCAGTCCTAAATTTATTGAACGCCTCAGAGGCTTTCGCATAGGCTTCACGAGGATAGTTTTCTTCTCCTACCCATTTCTTCAAAGCTTCTTCAATGCTATCAGCCGCACTCTTATAGCGTTCACGCGCAATCTTAGTTGCTGCTTCTGGGGCTTTACTTGCCTCAGTTTGGCGAAGCTCTCTCAACATGTCATCAACAAGCTTGAAATCAACAGGTTTGGCTTCTTCACCAATTCCAAACAATTCATTTTTGATTTTTTTAGCAAGATTGATGGATGATTCTCCGTAAGTACGTAAAGGACCAGCGCCACCTTCAATAATGCCTTCTAGTTCAGCTTTTAATGCCAATCCGGGCTTAGACACACTGAACGGCTCAACTGCCTGTTTCTGTGCAGCGACATTCTTGTATTCTTCAAAAGCTTTCCCGCCGATTGTTTGTTGTTGTTTTTCAGCAGCAGCAAATTTTTGAGCGCCCAGCTCCCTAAGTTTTGATCCAACGTCGTTCTTTTTGGCAATGTCAACAGAAGTATGAGGCGCAGGCAGGTTAGTCTCTTGACGAGCAAGATCTTGAACCTTTTCGCCCTCAGAAACGGTTTTTTGCGCTTTTGCTTGTTGGCGAGAAATAAGCGTTTCTGAAATAAGCCGCTCTTTCTCAGCCCTAGCCGCTGTCTTTTCAGCTTCAGTTGTGGCCTGTGCGATAAGCTTATCGCCTCTGTCTTTTGCAACCTTTAAGGCATCAGCAAGTTCTTTGCCGCCACGCCCAGTGAGTGCTTTTATGCCAGATTTAATCAATCCGACGCCACCAATAGCGGCAGGAACAAACTCAGAAACTTTTTCTATTTTTTCTTCAGTTTTTGAAGGTTTACCACCTTCATATTGCAGCATCTTCCATTTGCCTACCTCTTCTGGTGTAGGAAATAGTGTTTTGCCGCCAGTGGGTGATGGTTGATCTTCAACCTTGAATCCTAAAGCTCTTGGAATGGTATAAGCACCAAGTTCTTCCAAAGCGCCCGGAAATCCAAGCGTACCCATAGTCAAACCACGGACAACAGATGTCGGATCTACTGCCTTGCGAAAAGTTTCAATTTTTGATTCTTCTTCTTTTGGCTTAGCTTTATAGCCAATCTTGTTGGAAAACTCGTCAAACGGCATGTCAGAGTAATACTTCTTGTGAAGCCCCTGAGCCAATTCTTCGTCTGACATGTCTTTGTATTGAGGGAATTTTTCCCTAACATCACTAATTGTAAGGTCAGCCATGTTTACCTCAGTCCAAGAGGATCATCTTGCGTTTGTGTACTTGATGTAGATCCAGAGAAGTAATCATTAACATTCTCTGGCAAGAAACGCTTAAAATCTTCTTTGCTGCGGCGTGTACCAGCAGTGTATTGACGCTCAGCAGCCTCATAACGTCCGGCAATCAATCTGCGTAATGTATCGACAACGCCTTTTGTTTGTTCTGGCGAGTTATATGAAGCCAAAATTCTTTCAGCTTCTTGACGATCAGCCAAAGCACCAGCTGTGCCTGTGATGGCTTTAACAACTTCAGAAGCAACAGCCTGTTTGGCCGCATTAAAGTTCGTAACTTCTGGATGCCCAAGATTGGTCCTAAAAAAGTTTGTAAAACGATTTATTGATTGAACATCATTGTTTTTAAGAGCTTCACCGAGCCTATCAATGGTTTCAAGATGATTGTAAACGGTATTAAATGCTTGAATCTGTTTAGCACCTGCACCGTTCGGGCTAGTCCAGTTTCTTTCGGCGGCTTGAATGTTACCAAAATCACCTTCATTGTAATTAGGGTTGATCTGACGCACACGCGCTAAGATCTTATCCCGATTACGATTGTTGAGACCTGGTGCCTTCAAAGACAAGTTAGCAATACCTTGAGCCGTCTGCTCAATATCTTCATCTGTAGCTGTAGTGCGACCGCGAGGTGAAGGAGCCTCAGTTTGTTGCTGAAGACGTTGACTAGCCGTTAAAGCATTAAGTTGCGCTGTTTGGGCATTTATTCTTTGAGTAGCTGCTGTATTGGCTTGATTCCAAACTTGAGCAGTCTTTTCAATTCCCTGCGTCTCAAGCTGTGCCCTAAGAACCTTGGCATCCAATCCAGCCAGCTCTTGAGAAAGCTTATTTTTAGCGCCGGTCAAGTTATAGGGAGCCATCTTAACGGCACGATCAAAAGCCTGAGTGATCTGATCGTTATGTGCCTTCACGGCTTGCATGTTTTTATCGAACTCAGCCTTTTCACGCTCAAACAGGTCTTTGCGGCCCTGATTGTAGCCATTCAGCATACCAGTCATGCCCTGCATAGCACCCAAGGCATTACCGTAAGACTTACCACCGCCCATAGCTCCAATAGCGCCAATCATGCCAAACAAGGCAACCAGGTCTTGAGCTGATTCTTTGCTAGGCTTGAACTCAGGAGTAGGTTGCATTTGGCCTTGGAACTTGGTGTCCAGACCACGAATATAGCCAGACTGTTGAGCGTCATAAGCCGCTTGAGCCTTTGCTTTCTCAACCGGTACTTGCGATGCAATCTCAGCCTGTTTCTCATAGGATTTGGCTATGTCTTGAGGCTGAAACCCAGTATTTTCTTGATAGTTATCAGGCAAAGTCATTGGAAATTCAGTCATTACGATTGCCTCCCAAGCATGTTACCAAGAGCCGTGAAGAACTGACCACCAATTTGAGCCGCTTGACCAGCTAATTGACCACGGGTTTGCAGAGCTTGAATTTCATTGGCAAAGGCATTGTTCATAACTGTGTTGCCCGTGCCGAGGATCTGCAAGCCAGCCGTCAATTGGCTGTTGAGAGCCTGTTGCCGCATACGCTCTTCAAGAGCAGTTGCCTGCATAGCGCCCACAGCGCCCGTGCGTGAAGCCTGTTGAGCGATCTGCGCTCTTGCAGCGTCAAACTGTTGCTGTTGAACTGGTGTCAAAGCACCCTGCACTGCCTGACCATATTGGGTAGCACCTTGTGTCAAGTAGGGCTGTGCCATGGTCTTTTGTTGTTCAGCGATGGCTGCGATCTGGCTGGCAAGGTTGTTAGCCTGAGAACGAGCTTGTGATTGACCGTAAAGGCCCATACCAAGTCCACCGAGACCAAGAGCCAATTTAAGAGGATCTGAGGTTAAACGATCCCAGAAACCGGGTTTAGCTGCTGCTGCCGGTGCTGCTGCCGCCGCCGCAGGTTGGTCTTGAGCCACTTGTTCTTGTGGCTGGCCTTGAACGTCAGGCAAACTCAATTCTGGTGGCCGTGGAGCAGGCATGGGAGCCGTACCAGAGAAAGGCTGATTGTAGGGCGTAAACTCCATCCCAGGTTGGTTATAACCAGCAGACGTATATCCGCTCATCCAGTTCGGATCATAGGATGCGCCTTGAAAATTTGTATATGGGTCTTGCGGAGTAGCAGGAGTTGTGTCCACGCGATTGGTGAACTTTGCTGGATCAGCTTCCGCGACTTGTTGAGGAGCAGGAGCAGCTTCAGCTTGTGAAGGGCTGAAGAACTCAGTCAGGCTGTCCCAAAAGCTTGTGTCATACTCAGGCAGGCCAGTGGCAGGGTTAATCGTGCCGCTACCACCTGCTTCCTTGAGCATCCGAGCTTCACGAGGTGTAATGTGCGCCAGCATGGTATCTTTGCCGCGCCCCTTCTTACGAATCTCCTGTGCCAGAAACGGCAGGGACATATCAGCCTTCAGTATGGATGCGATCTTTGCCATTATGTCACCGTCTCGCTAACACCACGCAAGGATGAAGATCCCCAGACATCGCTGGCAGGCTTTTGATCCTTGTCGCCGGAACCAAATATTGTTGAACCCGGAGCATACGCGAAACCGGGCGAAGATGCCAGTGCCCCACCCAGAGCCGCAGAAGGAGCCGCTTGAGCTGATTGAGCAATTTGCGTAGCCTGAGTACCCAAATTGTAGGACGGAGACTTGGTGACGCCCAGCCCTCTGGACAAGGCAGGGGTCAAGGCCTGTTGCAAAGCTGTACCAGCAAACTTGCCAGCCGAACCTAAATCCCGACCAGATAGGTCGGAAATACCTGCCATCAGACCAGTAGATAGGCCGCTTGCCAATGCGCCTGGAAGAGCGCCACGAGCCGCTTTGGTAAAGTCTTGACCAGCAGCAAGTCCACCGGCAGTACCGGCAACTTCCCCGCCTATAGCCGTGCCTAAACCTTTAGACAGAGCAGAACCGCCAGGTATGTCACTCAATCCGCTTCCTAGGGCACTGGTCAAAACAGGCGTCAAACCAGCGCCAATACCGCCCGTGAGGGCGCCCAGCTCAGCAGCCTTAACAATGTTAGTGCCGGTCGCAGCAGCAGTCAGAGCACTTGTACCCGCACCCAGAATAGCACCGCCAACCACATCTGCCACAACCGTGCTGGCTGTAATACCAGCCGCACCCAGAACCGCACTACCGATAGCACCGGCAGAAACCGTGATTCCAAGCTCACCAAGAAGCAGTGGGACAAATGCCATAAAAGCCATGTCAGAGGTCCAATTCAAACTTGACGATAGGCTGTTGAGTGCCACCTATCATCTGGCTTGTTTTGGTCATTCTTATAGGCAATCCGGTGCTTTGCAAGACCCTAGCCATGCCAGGTTCAGTCGCATAGGACATCACCTTCTTGAACCCCATCTGCTTTAGACTTTTGGGTAATACCTTGACCCGATTGGCTATCTGCTTGGGGTTCTCTTGGGTGATAATATGAGCCTCAACCGAGCCATCCGGCATAGGACGCAGGGCAAAGACCGTCTCCCCGATCTGAAGCAGCTTGATGGCATTTCTTTGAACCAGTGTTCCAATCTGATTCAACAAAGTGCCGTCCGGTGAGGCCGCTTGGATGATCTCAGCCGAGCTTTTGGGCTGCTCAGGCTTCTTCCCGCCACCCTTCGAGCTAAAGCTTAACAATTCAGAATTTTTTATGGGGTTGGGAATAACGCCTTGAACCATGTCACACCTTCAAAGCCGCAGCTATTTGCAGATGAATGAGGTAATGTTGACTTAACCAGTCGTAAAAGTCATCTTCTTTACGGAAATCAGCGTCCAGCATATTGAACGGATTGGACAGATTGAGCTGTGCAGCAAAGAACTCGTGTTCGACCTGATGAGCCTGTAACCAGTCGTCAAATAGGTCCACATCCACGTCTATTAGGGGGTATGCTGGCCCTAATTGGTTGCTTTGAGCCAAAACATCTCTGAAAAGCTTGTGTTGCAAGCCATTTTCAAACAGAAACTCGTTCAGAGACTCCTGTTCGCCAAATTTAACGCTTGCAAGCACTTCCATATTCATGATTTGTCAGCCTTGTTGTCCAGTTTGTCGTATATTCTCTGAAACATATCTTCTATGTGCTTCATGGTGATGTTGAAATCATCCTTAGCCACATAGCGTTTGGGAATATCGACTTCCAGATCGTGAATGTCTTTCCTCAACTCGTTAACAGCGTCATAAATGGTTCTGGCAAACCAGCCTATAGCCGCCAGAACAGCTCCACCTGCCAGATTTATGATGCTTTGCGTATCCATTACACCACCTGTGTATCGGGCAAGTCATAACTGCCACCCATCTTCTTCTGTATATTAACAATTCTGGTGTTGTCTTCCAGAGCCATTATCTCGTGTGGCTCATGGGGTCTAAAGTCCAGAATTTGACCAGCAGATGCTTCTTTTTCCCAATCATGGCTATAGGCTTTGATTCGTCCACGAGTCACAATCGTGATATGAATGTTGTCTTCGGTATGAACGTGCTTAGGCAATATGTCGCCTGTCAGGGGGAAGTCATAAATTGCCCCACGCAGGTCGCCAAGATTATCTAGGGTTTTAACCGATAACATCTGGCTCAGTCCCCTTTGCCTCTAATGGCCGCATACGGTCTAACATCTTTTCAAATTCAATTTGTTCTTCTTCAGTTCGCAATCTTACTTGCCCATTTTGAAACCATTGCCCGTCCTGTTCAAATGGTGGGCTATATTCAAAGACAGATGTTGTTCCATCATATTCTGGCATTGGTTCAACATGCACAAAAGCATATGTGTTCGGCAAAACAAACTCTTCACCCATGCCGGGGTATTCAAGGCGAATGTCACCCTGATGTCTTGGATACTCAAGTGTTGAGAGTTTGATATAAATCATATCACTGTCCTGCTTACAGTTGGTGTAAACGAACCTGTTGCGTAAGTTGAAGTAGCGTAAGTTGCAGTTCCAGAAAAAGCTGTTGAAAGTGTTGTTCCTGTAAGGGTTGCTGTTCCTATTGTTAAACTACCAGCCGAATATATAACGGAATTAGACCCAACTGTGTATGTACCTGTTTTTGATCCATCTGTAGGAAGATTGCCAAAAAAAGCCTTTTGTGATGCAAAAGTTCCAGAGAAATACATACTATTTGACGGACCCATATTGAGTCCTCTTATAGGAGCGGTATCTGAATTAAATTTTCTTTGGTATTGAATTGTGCCGCTCGAATCAAATTTCAATATGTATGAATTAGCGCCAAGATTTCCCGCAGCGCCGCAGCCGCCGCAATAAACATTTCCGCTTGAATCTGTTGTTATAGCTTGAAAACCTAAAGACGTTGATGCCAAACTAGCTGTAGCGTTCCAAAGATATGTGCCACTGGAATCAAATTTAATAACACACGCTTGTAAGTAACCCGGACCTCCAGTAGTTCCAATGTAAACATTACCAGATGAATCTAAAGTTATACATTGTGAATATTCGCTATTAGCAACAAGACCCGTAACAACAGGAAATTGTTGAATACTAAAACTAGTGTTAATTTTCAAATAACCCACATAAATACTACTGGAATAACAAACATATACATTACCAGAGCTATCAATAGCCATGTTATTTGACATTGTATAAAAAGAAGGGGTAGTCAACCCGACATACCCACTCATTTTATTATTGTATACTACAGCGCCAGTAGATGCGTTTAAGGCAGCAAAAGCAAATGAACCTCCACCAATATCAGTAACAACATAAACGTAACCGTTAATTGGATTGTATCTAATTCCTTTAACACATTGTTGAGCATCAGCTGTTGAAGTTATAGTCTTTTGCCAAAGCAAAGTTCCTGAAGAGTTATAAGCATTAACAGCACCATAAGCTGTACTAGAACCATTTCCTGCTCCAGCCGTTCCACCAACATAAATATTTCCGGAAGAATCTACATCTACACAAGCACCGCTAGAACTGTACGAATAACAACAATTTCCAATTGATCCGCCAGTAACACTATTTGAAAATGATGTTGTAACTCCAGTTGAATTTATTTTTTCAATAGGAATAAATGTTCCATTTCCTTCCTGACCGGTTACATAAGTATTATAAGCGGAATCAACAAAAGAATTGTTATATTGAAGACTACCACCAGAAACGGTTCTAACTTCTAAAAAATTTACAGCACTGTTCAGATACGTTCTAAAAGCACCAAATGCTCGTGCCGACATAGCCCCGCGTGATACTATAGTAGGCATCGTCTACCTCACTTAAACTGTGTTTGCCCAGCAAGAACCGTAAACGCAGCACTGCCGGTTTTAATAATGGTGTAAGTGTAAACGTCAATGCCAGAAGCATTACCCGCTGTAGGAGCAGTTCCACTTTGCCATTTGGGTGTTACAGATGTTCCGTCAACCTGCACAGCACTGTTGTAGTAAGCTGTTGTGCCTTGTGTCACCAAGAAAGCCACCGTCATTGTCTGACCTGTTGACATCAATGTGTTCAACGATGTGCCGGAGCTGCCACGAAAGTTAACAGTCCAGTTAGCCGAAGCATTGCTGGTGTAATACAACACTGACTGGGTAGTAACATCAAAAGCAATTGTTCCTGTAGCTGCCGTAGCACTTACAGTTGTAGTCTCAGCCACATTAACTAATACTTCAGCAAGAACACTAGAAGTGCCGTTAAAGGTTTGGGTAGCAGTGAATGTGGTAGCTGTTGCAGGAGCCACATAATCTGTACCAGCCGTAGCAGCCGTAAAGGCAGATGTACCATTGCCTTTTAATACGCCGGTCAAGGTTGTAGCGCCTGTGCCGCCATAAGACACAGCAATAGTGCCAGCGTTCCATGTGCCAGATGTAAGCGTACCTACGCTTGTCAGAGATGACGAAACAACAGTAGCGTTTAGTGTCGTGCCGGTCAGAGTTCCTGCCGCAGCCGTTACTGTGCCGGATGAGCCAAGAGAAATAGATGTGCCATTTACGGTCACAGAGCTATTGGCAAGACCTGAGTTGGGTATTGTAGCACTGGCAGTAAATGCAGAGGTTCCATTACCAAAAACATAACCACTGAGTGTAGTTGCCCCTGTACCGCCGCGATTGACAGCAACAGTATTACCGTTCCATGTGGCAGATGTAATAGATCCGGGATAGTCTAAAGTATTGGTTGACCAGCTTGTGTTAGATGGAGCTTGGAAGTGTGTTTCCCAAGATCCAGAAGATGTTGAATTATCAAGAAGAACAATTGTTCCATAAGAACCAGATTGAAAGGTTGCAATCGTGGTTGCGCCTGTGTTTTTGACAACAATAGTGCCGCTAGTTTGGTTATTGTTAAAAGAAAATATTGCACCAGTTGGCAATGTTGTTGCGTTGGGCAACGTAAATGTTTGACCACCAGATCCAGTAACTATTTGAACTGTAGTTGATGATGCAGACAGAGTTGTTGTACCACCTGCCGCAGCCGTGCTTGTTGTACCAGCAAAGAAAGCATTTCCGGTGATGTTCGAGTTAGCGTCTCTTAAAACAACGCTGCTTGCACCGCTGGAAACAGCAACGCCTGTACCACCGTTAGTTACAGGCAAAATACCAGACGTAATTTGCGACGCAGCAATAGCTATGCTCGTATTGGAAGCCGCAGTCAGACGCCCCTGAGCATCAACCGTAAACACCCCAACTTGGGTTGCACTACCATATGTGGCTGCTGTTACCGTGGTGTTAGCCAGATTGATTGTGCCGGACGTAGTGATTGTGCCGCCCGTCAAACCTGTGCCAGCCGTAATGCTGGTAACAGTACCGCCACCACCGCCGCCACCCGTGGAATTGATAGTGACGTTTGACCTATTGTTGGCCGAATCATCACTGACGGCAATCGTTACGTTTGTACCGGCAATGAAGTTGATTGCAGGTTCACTGCCGACCGTCGTGGCGTTGTTCTGGATTGTGACCTTCTGATTGGTGCTGTTGGCTGTGACAGAAAGTGTCACGTTGCCGGTCAGAGCGCCGCCGCCGGTCAAACCCGTGCCAGCCAGAATATTCACAGTGTTAGGCACAGCGCCAGACACAGCCGCTACGTTAATGGCAATAGACGCATTAGAAGCAGCCGTAATACGCCCCTGAGCGTCAACAGTGATGACAGAAACGGTTGCTGCCCCACCATAGCTGCCAGTCGTTACGGCCGTATTGGCAAGCGAGATAGTGCCCGTGGTTGTGATTGGCCCACCGGTAAGTCCCGTGCCAGTATTGACCTGAGTTACTGTGCCGGAGCCACCGCCACCGCCCCCTGTAGTTGATGCGACTGCCTTGAGAGCCATGGTTTACACTCCATCGCCAGGGGTCAC